GAATACAAGGCGTTCAAATACATAAAAGAAACATTTGGAACTGATGAAAGTTTATAAGAACAAAACGGGGACGTATGACGTACTAACGCCAGCGGGGCTATTGTTTCACGTGAATAGTAACCAATGCAAACTAGTTGGACACGTAACGGACAAATGGCGTCACAATGAAAAGCAATTAACCCGAATACCTCGGGAGGTTGCTAAATTTCGTTCTAAATTTGAAATATGAAGCGTTGCCGCGTGTGTAAAGAGAAATTCACCCCGACTTATTCGAGCCTACAGGCCACGTGTACAAAGCCGACCTGTTTAATTGAGTGGGGTCGAATGGCTGAGCGCAAAAAAGCTAAACGGGAAATTAGGCAAATGCGAGAAAACGTTAAAAGCGTGAGCCAATACCGTCGAGAGCTTCAAAAAGTGTTTAACGAATTTATAAGGCTTAGGGACTCAAAACAACCCTGTATAAGTTGCGGCCGACCTTTACCCGCTAAATATGACGCTGGGCACTTTTACAGCGTTGGCAGTTATCCGAACCTTAGATTTAACGAGGATAACGTTCACGGGCAATGCGTCGAATGCAACCAGCATAAACATGGAAACCTCCTCGAATACGCCCCCAGGTTAACCGACCGAATCGGATTCGAACGGGCCTCGAAATTAATGCTACTGAGAAACGAGCCGTTAAGGCTGAGCCTTGACGAAATAAAGGAACTAATAACCCACTATAAAAAACGCGTAAACGAATGGAAAAAAGAGGCCCCATAAGCCAGGTCACCAACGAGGATTGTATGAAATTAATGAGCCGTTACCCCGATAAATATTTTGAGCTGGCGATAGTGGACCCGCCGTATGGGTTGGGGTTAAGAACCGCAAATGGAGGTTCGTTGCAAAACTCGCAAACCAAATTTAAAAAACAACTTAAAGAAAAAAATTGGGATAATGAAACGCCAAACAAAAATTATTTTAACGAGCTTTTTAGGGTTTCAAAAAATCAAATAATTTGGGGTGGGAATTATTTCGATTTGCCTCCGCACCGAACATTTATCGTTTGGGATAAAATGACGTATGTTCCGAGTATGAGTCAAATAGAACAAGCCTATACTTCATTTGATAGCCCAGCAAGATTAATAAAAATAAATAGCAACCAATTAAATCGTTTGCACCCCACTCAAAAGCCCGTTAAACTTTACGAATGGCTTTTAAAAAACTACGCCAATGAAGGGGACAAAATTTTAGACACCCACCTCGGGAGCGGCTCGAGCAGAATAGCCGCCGACAAAATGGGTTTCGATTTTTACGCCTGTGAACTTGACCGCGATTATTTCGAAGCTCAGGAAAAACGATTTAAGGAATATAAAAGCCAACTAATTTTGTTTTAATGAGCGCCGAAAGAATTAGCGAACTAAAAGGGGAGCTTTTTATATTGACCGTTCGCCGCTCGCTTCGCCCATCAATGCAAGAAAACGCGCGAATGTGGGCAATAATGCGCGAGCTTTACGAACTGACAGGAAATGAAATGTATAATTTAAAACCAAAATAAACATGAACACGTTTACACACAAAGAAGGAGCGGGCTCGCTCTTCAAAAACGAAAAGAAAACGGCCGAAAATCAGCCCGACTACCGAGGCGAAATAATGTTAAAAGGCGAAACGCTTGTTATTGCTGGCTGGGTGAAAGAAAGTAAAACGGGCAAAAAATTCGTAAGCCTGAAAGTAGAAGCCCAAGGCCAACGAGCCGAGGCCAAAACCGCAACCCCTGAAGCAAAAAACGACGATATGCCTTTTTAAAAATGAGCCTGAAAACGTTAATCGAGCAACTAGATTCGATAGCCTCAAACTACGACGAAAAAAACGTGCAAATGAGCGACGGCCTCCGTAATTACTTACGGGGGCTTCGCCAAGCACGACACCTCGCCCAAAATCTTTTAGACAAAGAATTTTGAAAGCCTTAAACTTTAATAAAGCCCTTTTGGAAGAGCTCGAGATTAGAACCCTTAGGGCTGAGCGGCGCCACCTTTATAATCAGCTTTTAGAAATCGATTCGCGCGACGGCATGAAATACGTGAACATAGCGCACCGCCTCGATATAATCAATAAAAAACTGTTCAAACTGACAGGAAACCCAATTTACCGCTGAGAAATTTTAACAAATTTTAACAAAATAAATTTGGTGTAGCAGTTTTGCTACATGTATATTTGCCCCACAATAACACACAAAAACATAAATCAATGATAAAATTAGTAAAAGACAGCCAAAGTAGAATAACAAGATATGGAATTAAATGTTTTCATCTTGTTAATGGTTTTAAATGTTCGGCATTTGCACACGCGGAAAAAAAAGGAAATAAACTCGTAATAAGCGAATCATTTAATAATTGTATAGACGCTAATGGACAAAGCATTACAGGAATTTACAAAATTATAACAGTTGGAACGGGCAAAATAGCAGAGGTAATTTGCGAAAAATTGTAGGTAATTAATTGAGGGGCGCGACTCACCAACGCGCAAACCAAAAGGCCCGAAAGGGCTTTTTTTTATACCTCGAAGTGAGGCAAATCTTTAAAGCTTCGCCAATCGCCGCCCCACTTTATAAGTCCGTTAAAATTGGCTTTAATAATAGCCGCAAATTTGGCGAATAACTGAGGCGACCAATCTAACTTATCTTCTGAGTCCTTAAATGCGATATCGAAAGCCTGAGCGGGGTAAACGTTATGTTTTCCGCCCTTGCGAATATTGGTTACAATCTTTCCTGGCTTAGTTCGTCCCTTTGCGTATAGTTCCGCTTGCTCTTCATTCGTGCGAAAAGTACACGTTAAAAAGGGCTGAGGCAATTCGGGGTAATTTTCGCGCCATTCATGAACGGCCAAAGTGTACGCCCGTTGCAACCTGTAATCGAGGTCGGTTACTTTACGGCTTGGCATCGCTAAAGAGTTTTTTATCTTTCAAGTGTGAGCCCCGAGAGCTCCCCACGTAATAAGCAAAAATAGAAGTCCCAATAGATAACACGCTTCCGAAAGTCATATCGGCTAGCCGCTGGTTTTCGATAGGAATAACGATAAAAATTAGGCTCAAAACCACGCCAACGGTTAGCAGTAAGCCAACGATAACCACGGCCCCAAATAGCCAATCTCTTTTACCCGTCGCATTCAAAAAGGCGGCCTCACGAACTCGGGCGGAATCGCGGTCGCTTACCTCGGTTTTATAATACTCAAGCTCGGTTGTCATATCGAGCCGAGTCATTTCGAGTTCAAAATTTAGCCGCAACTTTTCGAACTCTAAAGCTAGGGCCCCGTGTTCGTCCGATTTGTGACTTTGCCCATTCAGGAAAGCCCCCACAGTTTCGAGTGCCTGAATTCCCGTAATATCGCCCGCAATTTCGAGTATATCGCCCGCGACGGGTTTCACTTTGTCGCGTACAAAAACGCCGAATTTCGAGCCTTTAATTCGCTCGCCTATGGGTTTTTTATCTTTCTTCTTTTCGCTCATTTCTTAGGCATGAAAAACGAAAGAATACCCGTGAGAATTCTTTTGTAGTTAGCCATGACGTAAATAAAGATTTTTTCACCCATGAGCGTCGAAACGGGAACCGCCCAACTAGCTTCGGACTCGAGGCCGTTATTGGCACAATAAACCGAGGTTAGATAACCCGAGAAAATAGATAAGCCAACAACGGCTATCCATTGAATAACGGTAATTGTTCTTTTCATGTATAGCTCATATGATATTTTCCCCATTACCCCAATTAGTACCCCGAAAACCCAATTATTGAGGTCACTAAAAAACTCCGCCAACCCGTTAAAAAAACTCATTTCTTTTTAGTCTTTAGTATTAGTTGTTTCTCGTATTTCTTAAGCGCGATTAACTGCGCTTTCTTTTTCTCGTTCCTTTTCATATTACGGAATTTGATTAATACGCCTGTCGCCATAGGTACGGCTCGAAGCCGTATTTCCCGAGCTGAATAAATAACTTTGTGAACCCTTTTTTATTGATATCGGGCAACGCTGAGGCCAAACGTTGTTAGTGTATTCGGGGAATAAATGAGAGTTTGCACACAAATAATCCACCATTAAAGAAGTATAGTGCTCGGCGTTTTGTTGCCACCTAGCGAGCTGGTCTTTAAATACCACGTCCGCCACGGGTGTAGTATCGTCTGAGGTTCTTTGCACCATAGTACCGTTATCGACTTTATAGGTAAGCGATGGGGCCGCCTCGACCATTGTCCACCACATAACCACGCGGCGGGCGTAATCGTCCACTAGCGTTAAATAATCGCCCGACAGCGTATTGTTTTCGATATCGCTTTTAATTTTTTCGTATAGGTTCGTTCCTAAATATGGAGCTAAATATTTGTCTTGAGCCAAATAAATAGACGGATAAAGTAAGTTAGGGTCTACCGCCCCGTTTACGGTTGTGTACTTTTTAATATACACGTCGTTTATAATTAGAACCTCCATAGCTTTTTAATTTTAGCGTCTATAATTTTTCCCGTCCTTTCCATACACGGGGTTCGTTTCTAAAAATCCGTTATAATCTTGGTCGACAGGTAGCAAGCTAACGCGTATATCGTTGCGAACCACGTAACCCATTTTTTCCGCTCTCCTTACCGCGATTTGTTGGGCGTCGTTAGCGAGCGGGTTTATTCCTTTCGCATTAATATAAACCTCCTTTTGCCAAAAATGGTGGCAATTGCCGCCGCCTTTGTAGTAAAATATATTGTAATAATCCGTCCCGTTTGGCCCCCATCCTGGGTTAACTCTTTTGCCCTCCATTGCCTCAATATCTTCTTTCCTATACAGCTTATCCGCGCTCAGCATTTTGGCGCAAAATGGGCGGTTGCTTGAGGCTTTCCCCTTGTATCGGTAGCGCGTCATAAAAGTAACGCCCGCGTAGTTTGTAGAATCTTGGTCACTCGGTGCCATTGGTTTAGCCGAACCCGTCGAAACCGCTAGTTCGTGAGCCTCGATTTTAACGAGCTCCTCGTTTTCTAAATCGTCGTTTTCGTAATCGACCTCGTAACTATCAATTAAAATATAGCCCTCGGGGGCGTCAGTTCCTAACGAAATTAATTCGTCGGCTATTTCGCTCGCTAAATTTTCGCGCTCTATTCTTTCAGCCATACGCGCCGCCCAATCGCGCCCAGCGTCACCGCCCCACAGTTCCCAAGCGATACGCCCCGCGCTAGGGTAACCCTCCTCGCCTTGGTTCCAACCGCTCGCCTGTTTGTCGACGGCGTGGCGGCTAAAATAACTATTCATTCGCTGTATAGTTTCAACTGAAAGATTACGCCCGTTTGAAATATCGCGAGCCCTAGCCACTCCGACCTCGGTTCCACCCCTGTTATATTCGGCCCGCCATTTTAACCCCAATTCGGCCGCCGCTTTCATTTCATTCGTTGGCTCGAATGAGTCCGCTAGATTTTCGCAGTTACAAAACTTTTTTTTTTCGTCCTCAGCCATTACGGGAGCGGCTGGGGCGGGAATTTCCGCCGTAGTCGCGGGGGCTTGCATCAGAGGCGAGTTTGGAATTACCGTAATGGTCAATCCAGGCATTTCAAAGCCCAAAACCTCCTCGAAACTTTTAGCTATTTTATTTTGAGCGGGTTGAATTACTTGGTTTGTGAAGATTTCCAAACCGACCGCCATTTCGTCTTTATTAGAACCGAAACCGCCGCCCGTGTCGCGTATTCCAAAAATCAAAGGAGTAACCACGCGGTGAGCAACCATGATAAGCGAGGTCGATTCTTTCGAAAGAAACTCGTATTGTTTGTCCGCGTCGCTGAGCGGAAAAGTAGTAATCTCAGGGCGCGGCGTGTCGCGCTCGTTAAACGTCATTATAAATTTACCCGCGTTTCTAGCCCCTGTTAATTGGCGTTCCCAATCTCTTTTTATTTGTTGCTGTTCGTCGGGAGCGGGCGCACCTTGAAAAAGGCTCACTATCATTGAAGGGCTTAGCCCGTTCATGATATTATTAACGTGGTAAACGCTGATTTCTTTCGCGAGCTCAATAGAATTTATTGCGCTGTAATAATCAGGACGCGGGTAAAAGTTAGAACCCGCGTAATTGAAACAATAATAAACCTGGCGCGGCTCTTCGGCCTTGCTCATTACATTGTAAATCGGTATAAACTCGGGTTTATTTCTTTTCTTTCGCGTATTGGCCCAATCGTTAGAGTGATAAACGCCACAAATTTCCTCCTCTTCGCCCGTTACCGCTAGGCGGCACTCTTCAAATGGCAAATGCCTCATTTTGGCCACGTTTTCGCGGTCTACCGTGTAAATAACTTCAATGTAAAACCCGCCGTATAATTTCAAGTCATTAGAACACCCGTAAAAAACGTCGTAGGCTTTCAGTTCCTCTAGTCTTTTGTTATATACGCCCGCTTGCAACCCTTTGCCCGCTATCATTTCGCCAATAGAAACGCACAGCGAACCATGAACGGCCCCCGTTTGCGCTAATTCCCTGAGGTATTGGGGAAATAAATTGTCTACTCCATAGCTTACCCAGCCTGAGCGGTCTAATTTCTCGGCCGAACTGCGAACCGTATAGTCGGCTAGTTCTAATCTTTTGACTTGGTTAGGGGTTTCCATTATAAATAATATCGTCGGTTATAGTTATCGAAGGAACGTCGTAATACTGAGTCGAATTAACGAGCTCGATAGTGCCTATTTTGCAAAGGCCCACAACAGCCGCGTTATTCGGGTCTAAATTTACGGCTGAATTTTGCCCGTAAACGTAGTAGCGATAACGGCCCTGTAAAGTTAGGCCGACCGTTGTTACCGTTAATTGGGTTATTCGTTGGTTTTCGAGCACAATAGCGGGCACTTGGGCTACGCTATCGCCCGCGGTTGAATTCTCTTCGTGGGTTATAATTAAAAGAAAATGAGTAAACGTAGCGGCGAAGTATTGCCGCGTTTCGTTTAAAGTTAATCGGAGCGTTTGCCCCGCGAGATTTGTAGTTAAATAATTCATTTTATTAAAAAGGGCGGGCAATTATACCCGCCCCGTTTAAATGTATAACCCTCTTAACCTGAATAGAATTAATAAGCTGGGTCGACGGTAATCGTAACAAAGTTATCGAAAGGCGTCGCCGTGTAGGCCTCCAAAAAGTCGGGTTGTCCTGGCTCTTGAGCGTTTACCGTAATTTGGTATCCGTTCAAATCGCCTTTAGCCTTTCCTGACTGATAAGAGCCCGTAGTTAAAAACGCTCCGTCGGTACGGCCAACCATCAAAATTTGGTCGTCATACAAACGAACGAAAACCGCGAGTTTCGCTTTGCTCATATTCTCGAGCTCTTTTTTCTTATCGTTTGAAAGTTTGCCCAAGGTGAGCTCGACCGTTTGGTCGTAATATAGCGTCCCGTTCTCGAGGTTAGCAGTTGGAACGACAGTAAGGCCGCCCGTGTTGCGGTTTGGTTGATAGCGGAATATAGTAGCGGTTGGAAGGCCGTCGATTATTCCGTTTGCATCTAGAGTTATTCCGCTTTGGAAGTCCTCCCAATTACAAAAGAAAACCTCTTTAACGCCGCCGACGCCCTCGTTACATTCGAGCAAAAAACCTGAAGTTAATAAACAAGGCATAGTATTATATTTTTTAAAATGGGGGCTTTTACGCCCCCGTTATTTTAATTAGAACCAAGTACCGTAGGCCGCGATTTCGTTACCAAAACCGAACTGAGCACCCGCGAAGAATTTAGCAGAGAAACGAACGTTGTCCTCGGCGAATTGGCCCATATCTACCAATTGAATATTATTCCAATCAGCCAAGACGTTAGTACCAAACCAAAGATTTGATTTCTGAGCCATAATGATAGTATCGTCAGGCATGCCACCACACACGGCCAATTGATAACCGAGGTAAGATTTAGGCATCTCAGGGCCGCCGTAGGTATACCAACCATTACCCGCCGCCGCGCTCACTTGCATAAACGCTTCCCAAACGTTTTGAGAAATGTAGATAGTAGGCTTCTCGGTTGCACGCTTAACAGCCGTTGGCAAAAGAGCCACGGTCGCCGCAATTTTAGAAATTACGTTTGTGTTATCGATAGCCACGGGAGTAGGTACGAAAAGAACACCCGAACCGCCCGCGTTAAATTGCGTCAACAATCCGTTATATTCAGTACCTGGGTTAGCGGTTGCGTCGCCCGTCCAAACGAGCTCCTCGTTCTTTGCCGCCATACCCTCGAGCATGTTAGCAATAAGCGTATCGGCCAACGCTGGCTCGATTTCGCCGCGCTGAAAATCGCCCGCCGCCCAATCGTTCAAGAAATCATTTTTACAAATGTTACGTTGAACTTGGAATTTTGAAAGGGTCAAAACGCGCTCGGTAATAGTTACCTCACCTAGTGGCGTAAAGTCACAGGTTGGCTCTTCGAAAGTGATATCGTCAACGAGTTTCTTTACAACCTGTTTGTAATCGATATTTTCTTTAACAGTCAAATATTGAAGGCTTTCGTTAGCGAGGAAAGCCGCTTTAATGTACTCCCCCGCGTATTTACCCGCGTAGGTAGTGGTAAGGCTCATAGTAGTTGCCATAATCTTTTTACTTTTTTATTTTTTAATATTTTCTATATTCTTTTGGATTCTTTCTTTTAGTGTCATTTGAGAAAAACTTTTTTCTTTTTTCTCAGTACCTAAAACCACTTTGGTAGTCGGCTTATCCTTTACGCTAGTGATTGCGGGTTGCTTTTTAACCGCGCTCAATTCCGCCTTAACCGCGCTCAAATTTTCGGCTGTTTTAGCGGCCTCATTTTTAGCGTTAGAAAGTTCGGTTTCGAGTTGGGCTTTCTCACCCTCAAGGGTTGAAACGCGCTCGCTGAGTTTGTTAATTGCGCTTAACAAATCGTCGGAACTCATTTCCTCCTCCATTTCGGGAATACCCATCTCGGCTATTTGGCCGAGCTCGTTAACGTCGATAAATTCGCCCGTTTCAAGTTCGTAACGCCCAGCGGCGGCCGCTACTTTGTTACCCTCTTCGTCCTTAGTATAAACATCGACGCCAATAGCGAAAGAATCAGCACTTGTAAAAATTGGCGTGCCGTCCTTTAGTTTGCCCTCGGTTTCTAGGGCCACTTCTTCGAGTTTAATACCGTGAACGCTTGGGTCAATTTTGAATTTTGAAAATATCTCTTTCAAAGATTCTTTAAGATTAACTTTAGACA